TCTTCAAACTCTTGGAACACGACAAAGATGTAATTTCGGGCATGTACAAGATGTCGGATAATGTGAATTTTGCGACAGTTGAAAATATGGACGAAAAATATTTTGAGCAATGGATGCATTACCAATTCATGCAAGATAAAGACATCGAAGCAAAAAAAGGGAAGTTGTTCAAGGCCGATTACACAGGTATGGGTTGGATGCTTGTTCGCAAAGGAGTCATCGAAAAGATGAAATACCCCTATTTTTACCCCCGAAAACAGGTGTGGAAACAGTATGGCTGGGAAGAGTTTGTGTGGGATGATGTGGAATTTTGTCTCCGAGCCCGAGAAGAAGGATTTGACATTTTTATAGATCCAAAAATTCGTATCGGCCACGAGAAAATCAAGATTCTTTAAGCGATTTCTCTGCAATTGCTAAGAAGTTAAAACTTTCGTAGAATAAATATAAATAAATATTCACAATTCTTTACGGAAGTTTTTATGGCAGTTTCACTCAAGAAAAAATTACAAAATTACACCATTGATCAAGGTGCGACCTTTGAAAAGACGATAGGTGCAGAAAATTCGTCTTCTGCTGCCGTAACCATTTCCTCTGGTACGGTTGCGGGCGGAATTATCAAGAATTTCGCTTATGCAAACACTCTCCAATCATTTACAACTTCTCTTTCGGGTGCAAATTGCACTTTTTCTTTGACCGCAACTCAAACCGCAGCACTCGCAGAGGGTAAATACTATTATAGTTTAACCTACACACAAAGTGGAGGTACAGTAAAAGAACGACTTGCAGAAGGCTTGATAACAATTAGTCCTTCCGCTGAAATTAACAACGGATAAAAATATGTCTTCTACACAACCAGCATCTACTACAGAATTAAAAGAATACTGTCTAAGGAAACTTGGAAAACCAGTGATTGACATCAATCTTGCAGATGAGCAAATGAATGATATGATTGACGAGTCGATTCAGATGTTTCAAGAGTATCATTTTGACGGAACGGAAGTAGATTATTATACAGAGCAAGTTACTGCAAGTACTCTTACTTTTGCAAGTAGTGCAACAGGAACTTTTACAGTTGGTGAAACAATTACAGGGGGAAGTTCAAATGCAACTGCTGAGGTTCAAAAAAGAACGAGTGCAACTGTTTTAAAATTTTTCAAACACAAAGATGGAAATGGACTCAGGGCCGCAAACACTTCTGCAAATACATTTGTTGCTGGAGAAACGGTAACTGGATCTAGTTCGGGTGCAACTGGTGTGCCTCATGCAACGCAAGCAACCGCAGTTTCTTTTGGAAATCACGATAACAAATATCTGACTATTGCAGACACGATCATAGGGGTTAGAGATGTTCTTGCAATCGGAAAAGGTTCTTCAGATGATATGTTCTCAGCAGAATACCAATTCAGATTAAATGAACTTCCATCCGTAACACAGGGTGCAGGGGGATTGTCTTATTATGCAGCAGCTCAGGAAAATATATCATTATTAAATCAATTATTTTCTTCTGGAGCTACCAGACAAATAAGATTCAATCGTTTGACAGATAAACTCCATTTGGATATGGATTGGGATGAAGCAGTTGATATTGGTAATTGGATTGTTGCACAATGTTATAAAAAGATTGATGGGGGAACATATACAGAAATTTACAATGATTTGTTTTTGAAGAAATACACAACAGCTCTTTTTAAGAAGCAATGGGGTCAAAATTTAATAAAATATGATGGGATGCAATTACCAGGCGGCGCAACTCTGAACGGAAGACAAATTTATGATGACGGACATACAGAACTTGAAAAATTAGAAGAAGAGATGCAATTGAGATATTCATTACCAGATAACTTTTACGTAGGATAAACGGATGCCAACAAGCCCATATTTCCGTACCTTTGATGCAAAAAATGATCAAGAACTTTTGCATTCATTGGTTGCGGAATCTATACAAGTAACTGGTTATGATGTAAATTATATTCCTAGATCACTTGTCAATGAAGATACTATTTTAGGCGAAGATTCTATATCTGAATATAAAGATGCATATTCGGTTGAAATGTACATCAAATCGGTTGATGGATTTGAGGGCGAAGGTGATCTTGTTTCTAAGTTCGGTCTTGAGGTACGTGATCAAATTATTTTTTCCATGTCAAGACGAGCATGGGAGGGATTGGATATAGGAACTCGGCCGAAAGAGGGAGATCTCATTTATTTCGGATTGACAAGCAAACTCTTCCAGATTATGTTTGTTGAACACGAAACACCTTTCTACCAAGCGGGTGCATTACCAACATTTGATTTAACTTGCGAACTCTTTACGTATTCTGATGAAGCAATGGATACAGGAGTTGATGAAATTGATGTTATTGAACAGAAACAATCTTTTGTTCGCACATTTGAATTGACAAGTGTTTCTGGTACATTTACAGAAGGCGAAACTGTCACAGGAGGAACTTCTGCTATAACAGGAGAAGTTGCAAGATGGGATTCTTCAACAAGTTATTTGTACCTCATCAATATGACAGGAAATTTTACTTTGAACGAAATATTGACAGGAGCATCAAGTACTGCAACTGGAACATATTCAACAAAGCAAACAACTGATGAAACTTCCGAAACACTTCAGACAATTGATAATTCAACATCTGATCAAGTTTCTAGTAATAAACAATTTGAGATTGATGCGGATTCGGTATTTGACTTTTCCGAATCCAATCCATTCGGGGATAATCCATAATGTTCGGAACATATTTTTATCACCAAACTAGCCGGAAAATGGTGGTTGGTTTTGGTACATTATTCAATACACTTGAAGTACAAAGAACTAACAGTTCTGGTGATGTGACGGAGGTTTTAAAAATACCTCTTTCATATGGCCCTAAAGATAAGATGTTGACAAGGATCAGCGCAGATCCGAATTTGAATCCTAAAGTGGCTCTCACAGTGCCGAGAATGGGATTTGAACTAACTTCTATGACATATGATAGTGTGAGGAAACTCAATACTATGAATAGAAATGTCGCAAAAGGAACTACAGGACTCAAGAAACAATTCAGTCCTGTTCCTTATAATTGGGAATTTTCTCTTTATGTTTTTGTAAAAAATGCAGAAGATGGTACTCAAATTTTAGAACAGATTCTTCCATTTTTTACACCAGAATTTACTGTATCGATGACCTTGATTTCTGGCATGAGTGTAAAACACGACATACCATTGGTGCTAAATTCGGTAACAAGTGAAGATACTTATGAGGGAGATTTTGCAACAAGAAGGTCTATAATTTGGACACTTTCTTTTACAATGAAAGGATACCTATATCCAAACATAGTAGATAATGCGAAAGTTATTACAGATGTTACAGTAGACACCCACCTAATGTCTGGAGCAGTGTCGGCAGAACCAGTTTATATTATTTCAGAAGATAGTACTGCATATACTACAAACAATTTAATTTTAAATAGTCATGAAGTAGATGATGCAACAAGAATAAGAATTTTATCTGAAGCATCTCAGGAAGCTGCAGCTGCTGGTGCAACTGTAAGTAGGGCAAATGTCGTTCCTGTAGATACAGATGCTCTTGAAGATGAAGATTTTGGATTTAGTGAAACCTTTTCGTTCTACCCACAAGGAGTCACATATGATCCTGTAAGTGGAACGGATAGTTAATGAAAGTAGAAAAATTAATTGAAACTAGAATAGAAAAAAGTTTAGATCTCGTAGAAACTCCCCCTTCTGAAGTTGTAGAAGTTCTAAATACAAACGAGATTTCACATCCTGCTGTTATCAATGGTGATGGTGAAGAAAATACAGATTTTCAATATGCTCGTGAAAATATGTATGACATCATTGAAAAAGGTAGGGATGCTATGGAGGAACTTTTGGAGATTGCGAAAGCAGAAGAATCTCCACGGGCCTTTGAAGTTTTCGGACAACTTCTAAAAAATATGTCTGACAGTCAAGAAAAATTAATGGAGCTCCATCAAAAGAAACAAAAATTGGAAAATGATGGAGAACGGCAGGAAGTCACTAGAGCACAAAACGTGACTAACGCAATGTTCATAGGTAGTACCGCTGAGTTGCTAAAATTGGTCAAAAAAGAGACAAAGAAATGAATGACATTTTTAATGCATCTGAATTGATGATGGTAGGATTAATAATATTTTCATCATTTTGGATATTTTTATTTAACTATAGAACAGACAATAAAGACAAATACGCAGACAATAGGTGGTTAATTTTATTGGATCTACTTATTAATATGGGAATGTCCGTAACAGGATATTTACTCATTACTATTGTATTTACAAATGTTCCACAACTCGCAGCATATTCAAGTTATCGGTATCCTGTAGGTTATCTTTTTGGGTTGACATCAAACGTGAGCATACCAATTGTTCTCAAATGGTTTCAACAACAAATCACCAAAAAGTTAAACGAAGCAGGAAAGAAGTGAGGTAATTATGGCAGAACAAAAAAAGAAAGAACATGAAGAAACTTTAGTAGAATTAGAGCCAGTAAAACAGATAGAAATAGAAACAAAGGATCTTATAGCTTCTAGTAAGATTTGGATCTATTTGATCATAGGACTACTTGTATATTTAATCTTTTTGGTTATTCCTTCTATTGATGAAAAAGTCACATGGATGGAAAAGGATCTCAATTCGGTATTGGTTCAATCAGAACGATTTAAAAAATCAACCAGAGTTTTTACAAGAGACAATCAATGTGCATCTTGTCATTTGAGTCCAGATTTTCTTCTTCACAATCTACTTATGAAATATCCTAGTTTTTCTGACATCAAATCTTTCATGGCAGTTGGACATCAGAGATATTACACATTGTCCTCACCAATTCCAGACGAAGAATTATTAGCAATATATCGGACATTACAATGATAATGATAGGTAAAGTTATTGTTGCATTGGTGTGGGTATTTTGGATAGTGGTGGTAGATTCAACAGCTGATGGTACGGACAATCTTACTCTCGCAGAATATAATCCAACGTA